TGGTTCAGATGTTCAGATGCAGAAGTTGTACTTGGACTTAAAAAAGAAGAGCCGGAAGCGAATACCATTGCAAAGAATGACATACAAAATAGCCTTTTTGGTGATTAGAAAGGAAGGATATGAGTAAGAACATACAAGTTTTTAGAAATATGGAATTTGGTACAGTTAGAGTTTTAGATGTTAATGGTGAACATTGGCTTGTTGGTAAGGATGTGTCAGACATTCTCGAGTACCGGAACGGTAGCCGAGATATAAACCGCCATGTAGATGAAGAAGATAGACGCAAGATCATGCTTTTTGATGGTAACCAGGATAAGGAAACCATCATCATCAATGAGTCAGGTCTGTATAGTCTTATACTTTCAAGTAAGTTGCCAAATGCAAAGAAATTTAAGAAATGGGTAACGAGTGAAGTACTTCCAAGTATAAGAAGGACAGGAACTTATAAAATGCCTACAGGCAGTGATTTATTAGCAGCGGCAGTTATAGAAGCACAAAAGGTGTTAGCTGAAAAAGACAAGCAAATAGAAGAGATGAGACCTGCAGCAGTATTTACAGCAGCAGTATCATCAAGTGAAAGCACTATTTTAATAGGTGATTTAGCCAAGTTTTTAAGGCAAAACGGAGTAGATATAGGTCAGAAAAGGTTGTTTGAGAAACTAAGACAAGACGGGTTTTTACTTAGGTATGGCAGCAGCAGAAATATGCCAAGTCAAAAGGCTATGGAGCTTGGATTATTCAAAGTAAAAGAAGGAAGTTATATAGACAGCAACGGAAACAATGTTCTTACAAGAACAACCAAGGTAACAGGTAAAGGGCAAGTATATTTTGTAAATAAGTACATGGGATATACAGATCTTATATAAGTTTAAGGGTATATAAAATGGTGACCTTAAAAAATTGTAATCAAACTTGAGGAGCCGGATAATCTCATTAAAACAGCACTTAACAGTAGGGTTGGACTAATCTACTATAAAAGCCAAATCTATACAGCAGGGTCGGATAAGCTGCTATAAAAGCCGAACTTATGAATATACTTTTGTGGAAGCAAACCACATTAAAAAATGCTGTAACCTCATTTGGCTTTATATCACAGGGATATGTTACGAAAGCCATTATAGTCCCCTTCTTTTATTCGTCAAAGAAGGGGATACAATAAAGATAAAAATAATTTAAGTGTATGTATAGAATATCTATCTATACAGAAAGGTATTAAATGGCACGACCACGAAAGGTAGGTTTGGATTATTTCCCTTTTGAGTGCCAAAGTGATGAGAGGATAAGATTAATACAAGCTGAATATGGATTAAAAGGATTTGCTATAGTCGTCAAACTCTTGCAGAAAATATATGGAGAGTATGGTTACTACTGTGAATGGGACGAAGAAAGGTCATTGCTCTTTGCGTCGGAGAACGGTTCATTTAGTGATGATAGAAACTTAATAGACGGAATTGTCGAAGCTTGTATTAGAAGATTCATTTTTTCAAAAGACATGTATGATAAGTATCGTATCTTAACATCTTCTGAGATACAGGAAAATTACTTACTCGGAGCATCCAGACGAGAATATGTGGAATTGAAAAAAGAGTATCTTCTTATTAAAGGCACCCAAAAATATAAAAATGTATACATTAACTCGATTAATGTATACGGAAACTCGATTAATGTATACGGTAGTACACAAAGTAAAGTAAAGGAAAGTAAAGTAAATAAAAATAATATATATAGTGCGAAAAGTACGGACACTCAAAAGATAGTGAAAAAATCTCAGGGTAAACAGAAAGAGGTTGTTTATTATCAAGACCCTGATTTAGATAAAGCTTTTAAGGACTATATAGCAGATAGAAAAGAAGCAAAGAAAGATTTGACAAGTAGAGCTATAAAAGAACACATGGAAGAACTCAAAGAACTTGCGGGTGAAGATACAGAACTGGGTATAAAGATAATAAAACAATCAATATTGAAAAGTTGGACAGGTTTTTTCAAGCTTGAAGAGAAGAATAAGCCTAAACAGGTATTTCAAGGAAATCAACCCACAAGGGTTACAGGTAATAGATTTTTAAACTTTGAACAAAGAAATGATAATGAGGAAGACTTGGACAGTCTTATCTGTAAAAAAATGAATGGAAAACTAAAGGGGGAAGGGAAAAAGAATGATTAGCTTTACAATCAAAGGCAACCTTGCAGGACTCAATGAGCTTATTGCTGCTAACAGAAAATGCTGGGCAACAGGAAACAAGCTTAAGAGAAAGAACATGGATATGGTCAAGGCGGCTATATATGAAGCCGGTCTTAGAGGCTGTAAGTGTAGAGAACCGGTAGGAATAAATTTCTACTGGTATGAGAAGAACAAAAAAAGAGACAAGGACAATATAGCAAGTGCCAAAAAATATATTCTTGATGCAATGATTGAAGCAGGACTTATCAGAAATGACGGCTGGAAAAATGTAGAGGGATTTAAGGACCGTTTTGATATTGATAAAGATGATCCGAAGGTTATGGTGTTGGTATTTGAAGCCATAGAGGAGGATTAATAACTTGAATGCAATATTAAAATATCCCGGGGCAAAGTGGAGAATTGCTGATTGGATAATAGAGAATATGATTGAGCATCATAGCTATGTGGAGCCGTATTTTGGAAGTGGAGCTGTATTTTTCAACAAGCAAGTGTCAAATATCGAAACAATTAATGATTTAGATGGAGAGGTTGTTAATTTCTTTGAAGTCATAAGAGATATGCCGGAGGAGTTGGCAGCTAAAATTCATATGACACCGTATGCAAGAGCAGTATATGAAGGTGTATATGAGCAGCCATACAAAACAACTGATACAAAACTTGATAGAGCCTTAAAGTTTTGTATAAAAATCAACATGAGCCATGGTTTCAGGTGTAATTCTAAAGTTGGCTGGAAGAATGATGTGCAAGGAAGAGAAGCAGCGTATGCATTAAAGTCTTGGAATAAAATACCTGAAATAGTAATGCAAGCAGCTGAAAGGCTCAAAGAGGTGCAGATTGAACAGCGGCCAGCAGTAGAGGTTATACGGAGATTTAATAATCCTAAGTGTCTGATATATTGTGATCCACCATACTTGTTAGAAACACGCAACAGCTCAAAACAGTATAATTTTGAGATGAGCGATAAAGACCATGAAGACTTACTTAATACCGTACTTGAGAGCAAAAGTAAGATTATAATAAGCGGCTATGAGTCAGGTCTATACAATGATGCGTTGCGGAATTGGAGGAAAAAAATAGGTTATAGTCTAACGCAAAGCATGAGAAAAGCAAAAGAAGTGATATGGATGAATTATGATTGTGACAAACAGTTATGTCTATTTTAGGAGGAAATATGGCTAAGAAGATTGAACTTAACAGAAAGGAATACCTGAAGATAAAAAAGATGGATCATTATCAAATGAATAACTTTATGCAAAGTATGTATAAGAGCGGATTTGAGGATGGACAGGCATCTGTACCTACACTAAACATCGGTTTAATTAAAAAAGCACTATTGAATGTTAAGGGAATAGGAGAAAAAAAGGCATCGGATATTATCGTAGCTATTGAGAAGTAGATAACAGAATGAAAGTTTTAATAGCTTGCGAATGTAGCCAAACTGTCTGTAAAGAGTTTAGGTTATTGGGTCATGAAGCATATAGCTGTGATATAGAGCTGTCTTATGGTGGATATCCGGAATGGCATATACAAAAAGATGTATTAAAAATACTTGAGTATCATAGTGTATCTTTTTTCACACAAGATGGCAAGTATCATACAGTAGACAAGTGGGATTTGATAATAGCACATCCGCCATGCACTTATCTGTCAAATGCTGCAACAAGTAAGCACTCTCTAAAGTCTTCAACCCTTGAAGAAATCAATGAAAGAACTGCTAAGAGAATAAAAGCACAAGAGTTTTTTATGAGAATTGTAAATTCAAACTGTGAGCGGATAGCAATAGAAAATCCGGTAGGTATTATGAGTACTGTTTACCGTAAACCCGATCAGATAATTGAGCCTTATCAATTTGCAGAGTCTGAGGATGATAAAGAAAACTATCAAACAAAAAGAACATGCTTATGGCTAAAGGGCTTACAGCGATTGCAAATCAACGATTTACCAAGACCCGATAATGCAAAGATATGGGGCAGATGGTCAAATGGAAAGGCTCGTTGCTGGAATGATCTGGTATATTCTAAAGAACGTGCGGTGATTAGAAGTAAAACATTTCTGGGTATAGCAAAAGCAATGGCGGAACAGTGGGGGATATATGATTAATATAAAAAACTTGAAAGTTGGTCAGACTTTGTATCTTGTACGAAAAGGATACGAGAATAATCTACACAAAGAGGAGCTGGATAGAGTTCTTGAAGTGAAAGTTATAAAAGTCGGAAGAAGGTATGTAACAGTAGATACATGCATAACTACCGAAACCTTTGACTCTCAAGAAGACTTTAAGGTTTATTACGGTTACGGTTACAAACGGATGAAACAGGGTCTTTATCTCAGTGAAAAAGACTACTTTGATGAACTTACAATGGCAGATTTACTGAAAAAGATAAGAGATTTTTTCAGTTACAGCGGTAAGCAATGTGATCTGTTAAGACTTGAAGATTTGGAAACTATAAACGAAATTATCAAAAAGTATCAGGAGAGGCAGTGCAGATGTTAAAACCTAAAGTAAATGTAAAAGAATTCGAGAAATACGGGTTCAAGCCTTGCAAGGGTATTGCGAAAGAAGATCAATGTTATTATTTGTGTGTTGCGAGAGGCGTGAAAATGTTATTTGTAAGTCCAGTTATATTTGATATTCAAGATTGGGAAGACAACGATCCAAGGATACACAATAAACCAAACTGTAAGTATAGAGATCATCGCACTGCAATAGATATTTTATGTGAATTGATAAAGGCTGATATGTTAGATTGGGAGGAATAAAATAACAGAAAGGAGACGAGCTTGCCGGCATAAAGATTAATCGGCTCCTTGAACAAATGAAATACGATCAACAAATAATATCGTTAATAAACGATATGTCAAAATACTACTCACCACATCAGGTATTTTCCGACTGGGTGGAAATGTATGCAATATCAATAGCAAATGCGTGTACACTATTAAACAGCAAATTGAAGCAAAACAGAGAACAGAAATATCTTGAGGTTATAAAGAAGTACAAAGAACCGGAGCAAAGCAAATTTCATGAACTTTGCGGAATGTTAGTACTTGCCTTAGAACACGATATGGCGGATGTTCTCGGTAATGTATATATGGGACTTGAGTCGGGCAGCAAGCATACGGGTCAGTTCTTCACACCAAACCACATAAGCAGACTTACAGCAAGACTTATGCCACCGATTACAGATACGGACGGAATAATAAGATTTACTGAGCCAACGTGTGGCAGTGGGGGAATGATAATAGCATATGCGAAAGCCTTGTCTGAGCAGGGTGTAAATTATCAAAAAAAGCTGGAGGTTGTAGCACAAGATATAGACTATAGATGTGTCCATATGTGCTATGTACAGCTATCTTTACTTGGTATTAAAGCTACTGTGATAAGGCAAAATACGCTCACACTTGAAGAAGTGGCTGATGACAGTATATTTGTAACACCAACAAAAACGGGGGTATTGGTATGAAATCAGAATTAATTGATAAAATAATACTTTCTCTTACAAATATTGTTGATGATGTGGATATGGGTGAATTAAAATCAAGGCTTTATATAGCTATGAAAGGGTATAACATATCACTTGAGAGCACTGAGATTGTTGTAAGAGAAGAAAATAAAAATGAATGGCTTGTAAAAAAATTCATTATGACAAAAACGGTAAAAGGACTATCTAAAAAAACTTTAAAGACATATGGAACGGACATACCTAGAATATTGTCAAAAATAGGTAAATCAGTTGAAGATATAACATCAGATGATATCTTATACTATCTTGCAATAAGAGAGTGTAAAGACAAAGTCACTAAAGCAACATGCGGAAACGAGTTGAGATATTTAAGCAGCTTTTTTGATTGGCTGACCACAGAAGATTTTGTGACTAAAAATCCTGTTAAAAAAGTAGGTTCGATCAAGATTGAAAAGAAAAAACGATTTGCACTTTCAGATATGGAAGTAGCAAAAATAAAAAATAAATGTCATAGTTTGAAAGATAGGGCAATTATTGAAATGCTTTTAAGTACAGGATGCAGAGTGTCAGAACTTGTAGGGATTAAACTTGATGACATAAAAGACAGGCAGATAGTTGTGAAAGGCAAGGGAAGTAAGGAAAGGACGGTTTACCTCAATGCTTCTGCATCGCTATGTGTTGAAGAATATATAAAAAGCATGGCGAAAACAATAAACCCTTATCTATTTCCTAAAATGAAACCAGTTTCAAAAAGGATAAAAAAAGGAGTACCACATGCAGAGTTGTATAGAATGTTGCAAAATATTGAAGATAATGGTCATATGAGCATAGACTCAGTTAGGCAACTGTGTCAGAACATTGGAAAAAGGGCAGGGGTTGAGAATGTACACCCCCATAGATTCAGAAGGACATGTGCAACTATGGCATTGAAGCGAGGGATGCCTATAGAGTATGTAAGTAAAATGTTAGGTCATGAAGAACTTGATACAACGAAAGTATACCTGGATCTAAATGAGAGAGATTTGGCTCTAGCACATGAGAAGTATGTATTGTAAGGGAGTCAGTAGTGAAAATACATTAAACGATCTAAGCAATTATTTGGAAACAGCGTACTTATAACGCCAGCTAGAAAGGAGTATTGATATAGCATGAAATCAGAGTTAATTGAAAAGATAATGATTTCTCTTTCGGATGCAGTAATTATAAATATTGGCGATCTTAAGTCAAGACTTTATATGGCTATGAATGGATACAGTATAGGCAGGGAAAACACGCAAATCGTTGTAAGAGAAGAAGATAAGAACGAGTGGTACTTTAAAAAGTTCATAATGACAAAAACAGTGCAGGGTTTATCTGAAAAGACATTAGCACAATATTCCGCCGAAATTCCGAGGATGTTAAGCGTGATAGGAAAGCCGGCTGAATGCGTAAACTCAGACGATATATTATATTACCTAGCACTGAGAGAACATCGGGATAAAGTATCCAAAGTGACTGTTTCAAATAACTTAAGATACTTAAGAACCTTTTTTGAATTTCTGACTATCGAAGGGATAATACCGACCAACCCTGCACGAAAGGTAGGTAGTATCAAGGTAGCAAAGAAACAAAAGAAAGCATTTACAGATGTCGAGGTCCTTAAGCTAAGACAGGGCTGCAAGAATGTAAAAGAAAGGCTTATAGTGGACTTGTTACTAAGTACCGGATGTAGGGTCTCTGAGCTTGTATCTATAAAATTCGAAGATATAGATGGCAGAAAGATAAATGTCTTAGGCAAGGGAAACAAAGAGAGAACAGTTTATCTTAATGCGCAAGCAAGACTTACATTGGATGAGCGTATTCGAGAAATCAACTTAGTAAATAATCCGTATATCTTTCCGAGTACACGATACCGAGATAGTAAAGAGCATACAAGTAACAGTGCGATAGAGGGTTTTTGCAAAAGGCTTGGAGAAAAAGCGGGAGTTAGAAATGTGCATCCGCATAGATTTAGAAGAACCTGTGCGACGATGGCATTGAAGAGAGGAATGCCCGTGGAACAGGTCAGCAAAATGCTGGGGCATGAGGATCTTAAGACAACTCAAATATACTTGGATCTTGATGAAAGAAATCTTGAAATAGCACACGAAAAATATGTTGTATAAAGGAAAAGGAGACAATAATGAAAAACACATTAACTGATTTGAATAACTATCTCTTTGAGCAGATAGAAAGACTTAATGATGATGAACTGAGCGATGAACAACTTGAAAAGGAGATAAGAAGAAGTGAAGCGGTTCAGAAAGTGGCAAGGACAATCATTGAGAACGGACAGCTTGCTCTTAACGCTAAAAAATATGTTGATGAGTATGGGCAAGGGCAGGATGTAGGGTTGCCTATGCTGGGCATAAAAGGTAATGAGAAATGATTTATACACAAGAAGAACAGGACTTTTTCAGAGAGTTTGTTCCGGAGCACACATACAAAGAGATACAAGCAGAATTTTGCAAAAGATTTAATAAGCCGATAACCTTAAATCAAGTAACAGGATACTTAAAAAGAAATAGTCTAAAAAACGGATTAAACGGTAGGTTTAAGAAAGGGAATATTCCACGATATAAAGATGTAAAAGGACATTGCTCGAAAGGGAGTGAGAAAAGCTGGTTTAAGAAAGGGAATATCCCACAAAACTGCAAGCCTGTAGGCACTGAAAGGCTAGATAGGGACGGTTATGTTGAAATAAAGATTAGTGACCCTAACAAATGGCAGCTTAAACACCGATACTTATGGGAAAAAGAAAACGGCAAAATCCCTAAGGGTATGGTTTTAATATTCAAAGATAACAATAAACTTAATATCGATCTTGACAACTTAATATTGATCAGTAGAGCAGAGAATATGAAAATAAACAGTCGAGGGGATTCAGTTTTCACAGGACAGGCAAAAGAAACCGCAGTTAATTTGATAAGGCTTGAGAATGTTATAAAAAACAATAGGATGAAAGAAAGGGGTGAATAAATGACCGCTAAACAATATTTAAGCAGAATTGAAAAACTTGACATGCTGATAGAAAGTAAAAAAGACGAGCTAAATTCATTCCGTGACACATTGCCGTTTTTGCCTTCTCAGAACTTATCTGAAGAACGAGTGCAGGCAAGCCCGCAGAAAGACGCTAGTTTTACTAGAAGTATAGAGCGGGTTATGGAGATGGAAGCGGCTATTGATAAATATAGAGATGAAAGGCAGGAGATTATAGATAACATTTATAGTCTTAGCAGCACTAGTTATATAAAAGTACTTTCTAGGAAATATATATATCATAAGAGCCTGAGAATGGTATCTAAAGAATTAGAATACTCTTATGATTGGGTAATGAAATCACATAAGGCAGGCTTATCAGAAATTGAAAAATTAATAGTTGCAAAAACCTTACATAAAAATACATAAAACTCTTAAAAGTCTACAGACAAATACAGAGTCAAGTGTGTTATACTAGTATCAGTAAAAGTGTAAGTAAGTTCTTTTACCTCCAAAAAAACATGGATTACGGCACAGGAAAGGCAGTCAATAGGCTGTCTTTTTTTGTTACTACAATGTAAAGAAAAGGGATTGTTAGATGATATATAAAAGATGTGCACACTGCGGTAAAAGGCATGAAGTTGGAAAGAAGTGCGGGTGCGGATTTAAAAGGGAGTACCCACCAGCAGCAGGAACAAGAAAATTATACAAGGGGGCAAGATGGCAAGCACTGCGAAGTGTAATAATTGCGAGATACAACGGATTAGACCCTTGGGCTTTAATGCATGGATGTATAGAGTATGCGACTACAGTTCATCACATAGTTACAGCCGAAGAAGAGCCGGGGCTTTTTTATGTAGAAGACAATCTTATTCCTTTGTCTAGGTCAAGTCATGACGAAATACACACCCTGTATCGCAAGAGTCAGCAGAGCAAGGAAGAAACACAAGCAAAGCTTAAATCATTGATTAAATATACAAACTATTAGTAACAAATGTTACTGATAGCACGACCAAGGGTAGGGGGATATTGTGAAGTTTTTAACGCTTTTTCACGACCGCTGCCCCAGCTTTAAAAACACAAATTTCTAAAAACCCCCGAAAAGTGGGAAAAATTCAACAATTCAGACAGAAAGGAGGAGCAATGGCAAGACCTAGAAAAATTATTTCACTACAAACTGGCAACATAAAAAAGGATGTTCGAGCACAAAGAGAATACGAAGAATCTTTAATAAAGACCGAAAGAGACGAACTTGACAAGGTTCCCCCTTCGGTCTTTATAGATAGCACAGCAAAAAAAGAGTATGAGCGTATAAGAAAAAACCTTCAGAGCATAGATATAATAGGGAATTTGGACCGTAACAGTATGATTGTTTATGCAAATGCTTACTCCATGTATGTGCAAGCATCAAAAGAGATAAGAAAAAAGAATTTTACACCAACAGTGATTACGAGTTCAGGTGAAAAGCCAAATCCGATTTATGCAATTTTGGAGCAAGCCAAGAAAGATATGGAGACATCCGGCAATGCATTAGGTATGTCGGCAAGTTCAAGGTTAAAAATTGCAGCAGAAAAAGCCAAAGGGCAAGAAGAAAATCTCGTGCGGATGTTCGGAGATATATAGATGGGTCACTTGGAAGATATTAAGCAGTATGCAAGAAGTTGTTTAACAGATGAAATACCTTCAGGGCAGAAGCATAAGTGGGCATGTAAAAGATTTCTTGATGATCTAGATAGAGTAGGTACAGCAGATTTTCCGTACATCTGGAGCGAGGACAATGCAAATAAAATCGTTACATGGTTTTCTTTATTGAAACATTCAAAAGGTGCTTTGGCGGGTAAGCCAATCATTTTGACAGCATGGCAAAAATTTAGAGCGTGCCAGCTGTATGGCTGGATACACAGAGAGACGGGACGTAAGAGATTTAAGAAGAGCTTTACAGAAGTTGGGAGAAAGAATGCCAAATCTCAAATGGAAGCAGGTGAAGCCTTGTATGAAATAGCTATACAGGCAACGAAAAATATGGAGACCTACGAAGTATATACAGCTGGTACAAAAAGAGACCAATCAAAAATTGTATTCGGTGAGTGCAATCTGATGACTAAAGGCTCAATACTAAGGTCAAAATTCAACTTCAAGCGTGACGAGATTGTACACATCAAGACAGGTTCTTTCATAAAACCGCTATCGAAAGAGGACGGAAAGACGGGCGATGGTACCAATCCCGCATGTCTCATCCTCGATGAATATCATCAACACCCGACAACTGATTTTTACGATTTAGGGCTTGGTTCAAACACCAAAGAGCCAATGTTGACGATAATCACCACGGCGGGCAAGGATTTAACATACCCCTGCTATACGCAAGAATATGATTATTGCTCTAAGGTGCTGGATCCAGATGTTGATATAAAAAATGATGAGTACTTTATCGACATATGCGAAGCCGATAAGGGTGACGATCCGGGAGAGTTGACTACTTGGCAAAAAGCCAACCCAATAAGGGCTTTTTACGACGAAGGTATCAAAAAGATAGCAGAAGATTATGAGATAGCTAAGCAGATACCCGAAAAAATGATAGCTTTCATGACGAAAGTATTAAATATATGGGTATCGGCATCAAACAACGGCTATATGGATATGAAAAAGTGGAAAGCTTGCGAAGTCAAGGAGTTACCTATCGACTTAAAGGGCAGACCGGTTTATGTCGGCTTTGACATGTCCTCAAAAATCGACCTTACATCAGTGGCGTTTGTAATACCTTATCAGACCAATAAATTGGACAGCAGTAGCAAGAAGATAGTCAACTATGCCGTCTGGACACATAGCTTTATCCCAACGGTGGACAAATTAAGAGAACACATAATAAAAGACAAAGTGCCGTACGATGCTTGGGAGCGACTTGGCTACTTAACGCTGACAAATACGCCGATTGTCGACCAAGCGACTGTAATGCGTTATGTCCTTGATGAATGTGCGAAATATCAGTTAGACATACAGTGTTTGTGTTTCGACCCTGCAAATGCATCAAAATTAATGATGGATTTATCAGATGAAGGCTACACAGTGGAAGAAGTATATCAAAGTCATAAGAGTTTGAACGAGTCTACTCAAGGCTTCAGGGAGCAGGTTTATTCGGGTAATGTGGTTTATCTACATAACCCGCTTTTTAATTACGCAATGTCAAATGCTGTTACAAGGACTAATAACGGTTTGATTAAGATAGATAAAGATGCAACCACAAAGCGAATCGACCCGGTGGATGCGACTTTGGGAGCGTTTAAGTTGGCTTTATATCATAATTTTGAATTGGAATCATATAGTGACTATGTGGAGAATTTTTTGAAAGGAATAACAGGTTAAAATGGGATTTTTTAATATATTGAAAAACTTATTTATGCCCGAATCAGTAGACACGGCAAGTGAAAAGCTCCTGCAATGGCTAGGCATAGACAAAGATAAGCCTAAAGCCTTGGCAGAGACTACATACTTCACTTGTTTGAAAGTCTTATCTGAGACTATGGGCAAAATGCCCTTGAAACTCTACCAAGAAGATGAGTCGGGCGGCAGGGTAAGAGCTCCTACAGCGGATATATTGTTATACCGACCCAACTCAGTTATGACACCTTCAACTTTTTGGAGCGCAATGGAGGCAAATTGCCAGCACTATGGAAATGCGTATGCTTGGATACAAAGAGATTACAAGGGCGGATTGAAAAAAGGCGAGATACAAAAGACAGCTTACTGGATAATGAAGTCTGATTGCGTAACTGTATACATGGATGATGCCGGGGTTTTCGGTGACCGAGGTAGACTGTATTACAAATTTACAAATCCGCAAAATGGCGAACAGGCAGTCTTCAGGCAGGAAGATGTTCTGCACATAAAAAACTGGCTGTCTTGGGATGGAGTAATGGGAATATCGGTAAGAGACATCTTGAAAAGTACGATTGACGGTGCTGGATACTCACAAAAGTATCTTGAAAAGCTGTACGAAAGCGGTTTAACTGCTTCAAGTGTCTTGCAGTATACAGGAGACCTTGACGAAAAGCTTAGAAGTCAGCTACAGAAACAATATAATGACTTACTAACAGGCGCAAAGAATGCAGGTAAGGTGGTGGCGTTGCCTTTAGGCATGAAGTTGGAGCCACTAACTTACACATTAGCAGATGCTCAGTATATGGAATTAAAGAAGTACAGTGCTTTACAAATTGCAGCGGCTTTCGGAGTTAAGCCTAATCAGATAAATGACTATGAAAAGTCGAGTTACTCAAATTCAGAATCACAACAGCTTAGCTTTTTAGTAGATACTATGATGTACCGATTAAATCAGTATGAGCAGGAAATAAACTATAAGTGTTTGACTGATAAGCAAAGAGAGGATGGATATGTATACAAATTCAATGAAAAGGTACTTTTAAGGGCAAATATGGAAACGCAAATGCAGAGCATAACATCGGCGGTG